AGGCCCTGTTGACCTACCAGGGCTTGGCGGCCGGCGTCAGAAACCGACCGAGCGGCAGCGTCGGCGTATTCCGACATTGGGTCGTTTTCGGCACCCCCGGCAGCAACGACAGAGGCGGATTCACCCCGGCGGGCTAGAGCCTGGCGTTGGGCGCGTCGGAAGGCGCCTTCGGTGTTCCGAGCCGCATCTTCCCGGGCAATTTGATACGCTTGGTCCTTCGGGAGAAGTGACTCTCTCGAAAATAAATCCAACCCACGGCCGCGGAGAGCTTGGGAAATCGGATCTGCCCCTTGGCGACTTACGATGTCTCTGCTAGCTGTAGCAGCGTCTCGCGTGAGGTCTGTTACACCGCCGGCATTGACAATATCCAATGCACGATCTCGAAGCCCTCGCGTAAAATCATTTCCTCCGCGATTTGCGAGAAGATCTAACCCACCTTCGCTGAGAGCCCCCATTTCGGCGCCCTGGCCGTTGACCATGTCCGTCAGGCGCTCTTGAAGGGTCGTCCGAGGGTCATAAGCCCCCTGGTTGCCGAAGATGCCAAAAGCGTTATCCGCGGCCGAGGTATAGGCGCCGCGGCGTTCCGCATTCTGCTGAAGGAGAGAGTTCATCTCTCCGTTGATTCCGCGCTCCCAGGGGTTGGCGCCGGAGCCAAGGTACTGCTCGAGAAGTCCGGGAAACTGTTGGAGGAGGTTGGAGACCTGGGCGGAGGAACCTTCGTTGCCGAAGAGGAGATTGGCGAAATGATCCCGGGCCTGGAGCGTCGAGTCACGGGCGGGATCGAAGATGTTCCGCCACATGTCGAAGCCGGTCTCTTGCGCCTGGCGGTTGTTATTCAACTGGTTGATAGAAAAGTCTTTCAACCAGTTCTGCATCCGCATATTGGAGATGAGACCAGCGATACTCGTTCCGGCGCCGATAAGCGCGGGGATAGTGGCAGCAGCCATTGATATACCTCTATCTCATTTTACCGCGTGGCGGCGGCTAAGAGAGGTTCAGTTTCAGGCGCCCGACGATACGCAAAAGGCTCTCTTCAAAAGGCGGCGGTTCCTCAATCTCCCAAAGGTCCACCGGCTCCTGGAGGTTCTGGTAGATTTCCAGACCGTCGGGGCCGGGGACGTAGGGGATGATGGAGGCAGAAACGGTCCCCGAGGGCTCGATTTCGATGTCGGCCGTCATGGTAATGTCGTCGACTTGGGATTCGAAGAAGAAGACTACCCCGCCATTTTCGTCGGCAAGGGTCGATTTCGGGGCCAGTTTCATCTCCCGGAGCCGGTCGAGGAGAAGTTCGGCCGGGATCCGGGTGTCGTCGGGGAGGGCGGTGAGTTGGGATTTGGTCATTAGTACGCCGTCACTTCCGACCACCGAACAGTGATACCAAACTGCCAGGTACCCGTGGCGGGAACAGTGGCGCGGATGGCGAAACCTTCATTCTGCGCCAGGATTAACGGATGTTCACCTAGGGTTTTCCAGTCGAACAAAATTACCTGCGGCGAAATCTGAACACTGGCCGAGGTACCGATAGCCAGAGAGTATTGACCAATGGCCTGTGCGTCAAGGGTCTTAGTGCCGGCACCAAGAGCGGTAGTTGTCGCACAACGGGCTTCACCTAGTAGCGTCGTTCCCATGGAGGTACGGAGCTTCTGGTTGTTGCCGGTAATCGTGGCCGCCGTGCCGCCTGTGCCTGCCGCAGTGAATGACCGGGCCGGGGTAACGGTTACAGCGCCAAACCCAGCCGCGAAAGCAGTCGCAGAACCGCTGATACCGTCAAGGATAATGGAGTGAACAACGGCCAGGCGGGTTGCATCCGTCCAGCGGAACTGATAGATTTCCGAGTTTGCCACAAGACCGGCGGCCATGGTACCCGAAAGCATCGAAAGGGAATACGCCCCGAGGGAGCCAATTTCCAACGGCCGCTGTTCAGATCGCAGGGCCCGGTAGCCCGTGCCGCCAACTTCGGCGACGACGCCGCCGTTACCTTGTACTTGAATCGCCATATATGTCTAGTTTACACCCACTGCCAGGCGACGGTCCAGGAGCCGTAGATCAATGTACCCTCGCCACCAACGGAAGGGTTGGAGTTTCCGTATACGGTCGCCGCGGCGGATCGAAACGTAGAAATGCCCGCAGTTTCCAAGGGTTCATTTAGCTGTGAAGTGTTCGCGGCGTAGATAGTGAATCCCGTACCGGCAACCACATTTCCGGCCATGACCTTGATGGTCTCCAACAGATGCTCGTCGGCGCTATGGTCTGCGGTTGCGGTCGGGTACATCCACGCTTGTACAACGGAGGTTCCGAGGATAGTAGTCTGGCCGGTTACAGTAACGGACGTGTCGGACGATCCCGGGAATGCTCCGAAATTGATAGTCGTAGTTCCTGTGTTGATAGAGGAACTTCCAGGCGGAGTGGCCCACGTCTGGTCGCCCCGGAGGAAGGTGGTGGAGTTGGCGGTGCCGGTACCCAACCTGGCCGCGGCGACGGTTCCTGACCCAATCGCGGCCGCGTCCAAAGAGCCCCCGCCGGCGGCAGACTGGTGGTTGTGAGTGGCGTTAGTGAAATCCGCAATCGTCGGCGTCGTCAGGGTTTTTGCCGAAAGCGTCTGGGAGTCGGTCGTTCCGACAACCGCGCCAGCGGGAAGTGCCTTGCCGCCATCCTGGATGATTTTGCCGGTAGTGCCATTGAAGGTGGCGATGTTTCCAGAGACCGAAGACGCGGGGCCGGTTACGTCACCGGTGCCGCCGGTGGGAAGAGAGTAGAAGCCTTTGACGCCGGATCCGTTGGTGCCGTAGTATTGGCTGTTCCCAGGGGACGTGGCGTCTCCGGAGAGCTTCAGGCCAGAGGCGTCAGACGTAATCGACATCTGCACCCGGGCGTTGGCGGTTATAGACGGGGTCGCATCGGCGTAGTTCAGGTCGATGGTGTCGGTGTCGACGAGGATGGTTCCGACGGCATCCTGGGCGCGTTCGTCGGTGAAATACAGCGCGGTGCCTTCGGGGAGTGAGGTAGTGGAGCCGCCGGAAAGAATCGCCGCGGAATCTGCGTCGATAGTGGGGTTGCCCGAGACGCCAGACCCGTTGGTAACGGTGATTTTGGACGACCCGGCGGTGATAGTACGGCCGGCGAAAGTGTCCGCGGCGGTCTGGGTCAGGATGCCGTTGGTGTTGTAGGCCGCCAGGGCCGTGAGGGTGGCGTCGAGCGGCTGCTTTCCCGCGAGGTCGGTGGTTAGGTTTGTAACACCAGCCTGGGGGATGCCAGAGAATTGACTCTCGTCTACGTCAACGGTCGGGTTACCAGAAACGCCGTCGCCGTTTGTGACGGTCACCGCGGTGGAGCCGGCGGTGATGGTTCTTCCTGTGAACGTATCAGGAGCGGTTTGTGTTAAAACGCCGTTTGTATTATACGCGGCCAGGGCGGTAAGCGTGGCGTCGAGAGGTTGTTTTCCACTAAGATCTGTAGTGAGGTTAGTTACACCCGCTTGGGGAATACCGGTGAAATTTGCCGGCACTACGTCTACTGTAGGATTACCAGCTACACCAGACCCGTTTGTGATGGAAACAGACGATGACCCCGCGGTGATAGTTCGTGCGACAGTTGTAGGAGTAGCGGAATCTCGGACGACGATTCCGTTTGATCCGGTGTCTGGCAGTCCGCCGCCAGACCCTGACGCCGCGATAGTTACGTCGATTTCATTATTCCCTGGGTCGTCAGTGACCGTAAGGGTGACGTTGGATCCTTCGATTAGGTTAATTCGGGGCTGAGTTCCGACGTCTGCGCCGGAGTTCTTTCGGACAGTTACTTCGCCCTGAATGGGGGCGCCAATGGGAATTTCGTAGCTCATCGGTCTCGGTCCTTAGATTATCGACCACTCCGTTCCGTTGTAAATGACGGTGTAGGAAGTGTACTGGGTTGCGATTGCGATTGAGGCGGCGCCGTCGATGTTTTTGCCGTTGCCGGAGAATGTGAGGGTGTTGGCGGCGACGGATTTTTTGACGGCGTACATGTCGCCGGTAGTGGGGGATGCGGGGAGGTTGACGGTGAAAGAGCCGCCAGTCGTGTCGCCGATGACGAGGAAGTCCGTAGCGACGATGGTGTAGGGGCCGCTGGTTTCAGTTCTGACCGGAAGACGCAGTCGGTCTAAGTAAATCTGGGTATTCGAGGCGGCCGTTAAAAGCCCCGAGGCGTCGACGGTGAAGGTGCCGACTTGGGAGGCGGTGCCGTAGGTACCAGGGGTGACGCCGGTGGGGACGAGGCTGCTGGGGGAGACAGTAGGGGTGAGGGCTTCGGCCGCGACAGACGGGGAGACGTCGATAGGAGAGGTGAGGCCGTTGTTTAGCTGCGTCTGGACGGTGAAAATCAGCCTCGACGTCTGGCGGACGGAGACGTTGATAACGGCGGGCGAAGAGTAGGCAGTATACGGTCCCTGCGGCTCCATGACGCCGTTGATGCCAGAGACGTATACATTGAACTGGGCGATTTTGACATTCGGAAATTCCGGAGTCGCCCAGGCGAGGGTATAGTCCGTCCCGCCGAGATGGGATTCTACCTGGAGAATTTTCAGGCCGGTGACGATAGGGACGCGAAGAGACCCGAACTGGCGTGGCGGGAGGTTGGAGCCCTCGCCGGTCGACGCCAGGTTAATCAGCCGGTCTAGTGGGAAGCGGTTCATTCTTCAGGAAGGGAATAGAGCTTCGCCGCGGCGTGGCGGGCGTTAAGAAAATCCCCATAGCTAATGATACCGCGGGCCGGACGGCAGGTGGTTTCGTCCAGGGGGCCGGTAGACGGGCAGCCGATTAGTTTTCGGACGAACCGGTCGTGGTGCTTTTCGAAAGCGACGACGCGGGCGAGGAGTTCATCCCGCGACATGTACTGCTGGCTGCGGCCGGTACCTTGGGCCCCGCCGAACAGGAGAACCACGGTGATGAAGCCGCGACGAAACATCATGCCCCCGCATCCGGCGACCAGATGACGGTAAACCGCGAGATTTCAAGAAGTTCCGTCGTGTTGAGTTTGGAGATCCGGGCGGAGAAATGCTGACACGCATGGTGGATGGTGTAGAGCATGGTTTTGTAGCCCTTGGACAGGTTACGCCGCGGCGGATTTTCCGTCCGGATAGATTCCACCGGGTCCGTCCAGAGGTCGTCGAAGTACCAGTAGAAGTCCGGGTCAAAGTCGCCGGCGAAGAGGATTCGGTCAACCTCGGCGCCGTAGACGGTCGGGGTGGCGCCAGGGACGCGGAGCGCGTTGACGTGGTTGCCGGCTGGGACGAGCATCTGGTGGAACTCTACGACGAAGTTGAAGGGGTCTTCGTCCCCGAAGAAGAAGTCGTAACCGGTGCGGTAGGTGGGGTCGAGGCGAACTAGGCCGCTACGGTCGTTGGCGGTGTCGTAGACCGCCCAGACGAGGCGGCGCTGGGAGGAGGCGTTGGAAGTGCGCGAAGAAAGGGACGCCACAGACCGGATGGTCCAAGGCGTGAACCAGAAGGGTTTTCGTTCGGTGATTGACTTTTCGATGTCATAAATCCATTGGCGGGAGAGGTCGGGATCGTCGTCGCGGTGCGCGGAGATTACGAGCCATTCTTTGTCCAGATCGCCAAAGTATTTGAGGTCGAACTCGGCGCCTTGGTTCGCGACGTCGATAAGGTCGGTCCAGAGCGGGTCGGAGATTTGCTGGATGCGGCCGTTTTCAATCAGGCAGACCCGGTAGTCGTGGGTTAGGAAGGCGACAATGTCGCCAAAGCGGGTAACAGCGCGGGGCTGGGCAGAGGGGGCGCCGAAGTTTTCAAACGCCGGTTTGGGTGAGAAAGTCTCGAGGTTGTTCCCGGTGATGACGTAGGTGGACTGGGCGGTGAAGACGTAGAGGGCGCTGGACGTTTCCGCCAGGTTGGTGATCGGGTACTGGAAGCGGTAGAAGTTTCCGTTCCTGCCGTTCTGGGCGCCCGACGGCCAGGCTTCTTCGGGAATGCCTTCGTTCAGTTCTTCTTCGGCTGAGAAGAAGAGGACGTTACCGATGGCGTACCAGAGGCGGGATTGGAAGGAAACGATAGGGGTGGACGCATCGGGCGTATCTACGCCGGTAACTTCGGGCGCAAGAACAGCCGGCGGCGGCGAGTTGGAGACAAGCGACGGGCTGATGTCAAACTGGTCGAGAACCGCGTCCGGAATCGGGTCATTGAATGTCCCGCCGGCCGATCCGGATTCCAGGGAGTCGTCGACGTATGTAATCGACCCGGCACCGGTGTTGGTGATTTCTTCGAGCTTGTAGAACGTCCCGCCGCCGTCAGTCGTGCGGTAAATAACAATCGTCGGGATGTTAGTCGTGTCGGCATGGCCCTGGACGATGATCTCCGGGCATAGGTCGAAGAAAGGCCCCGTGGTGGAGGGCATTTTGTCCGGGTTAGATTGGAGTGGGGCCCGGTTGGAGACATGTCCGGTGATTGACTTATAGGCATAGCTGTAAGTCCAGCCGTAATTGACCTCGACGATGTGGTCTGAAGCGGACCAGTCGAGATAAATGACGACTTCATTCGCGAAATGTTCTACAGGTGTAGTCCCGTTGACACCGCGGACGACGGTCCAGGAAGTGCCCGGGACGCCGGCGGTGACTTGCATCTGCTCGTAACCGACCTGGATGTAGAAGGGAGCGACGGCGGGGAAGGCGGTGTCGGTCGAAACGGTAATGGACGTCGTGGAGTCGTTGATGTCCGCGGTGAGAAGCGCCGAGCCGCCTTTCAGAACCGCCGGGGTCTGGGGGCCGAGTAAACCCCACGGCTTGGTGGTGATTGTGCCACCTTCGCCGTCGAGGATGACGGTGCCGAGCTTTTCAGTCGACGCCGACCTGGGGTAACCTTTCACATACGCCAGGCCCCGGCTTACGGCGAGTTCATGGGGCCGCGTGGATTCGTTACAGTCGCGTAATGCCGGAGCCTGGACCCAGGGCGACACCAACGTCGTCAGTGCCTTCGTCCAAAGCTCCCAGTAGGTTCCGGTGAAGACCGAGCAGACGAGAAACTGATTCGCCGGCGTCTCAAGCGTCTCGTAAAACCACAACCGGTCAATCCGGCCGTCGATGTAATTGTTCCCGTCGAGATTCAGCGTCCCGGGGCGCTTTATCAACTTCCCGCCGCGGGTGATGGCGGAATTCGTCCCGCGGAAAATTCTCGGCTCCGGATCGAATTCGGTGTTGATCCGGTTGTATCCGAAGTTTAGGGCTTGGTAATCAAGCGAGTCCCATTGGGTGTTGACGCTCATGGGGGATTAGTACCCCCAGGGCGACCCAAAAGATCCGTACCGGCTACCCATCCCAAACGGCCCACCCTGGCCGCCGAAGCCAGAGACCTGATTCATCCGCGACAGAAGACTCGGCATTCCCATGAGTTGCCCCATCAGACCCTGATTAAAGGCCGGCGGCCGGTTACGGAAGGAGTTCGCGGCGTTGAAGGCGCCATACTGACCGAAGCCACCCATTCGAGGCGTCTGCTGGGGCATAAGATACGGAGATGAGCCGCTCCGCAAATAACCGCCAAAAGGACCGTTCTGGGGGCCCATGAGAGAGTTGTGAATCACGGCCGCCTGCTGCGGAGTTTGGCCGGTGTTGAAGATCTGATTCCCGTACTGCTGAGGGGCCGCGCCGCCATTCCCCACCCCACCCTGTGGCCGCGCACCGGTGCCGAGGTACTGGCCCATGTTCGCGCCCTGGCCGGAGTAGTCGTTGCCACCAGGGGCCGCGGTGTACTGGGACCAGGAGCCGAGAGACCCGCCCTGGGAATCGGCGTTGGGGTTCTGGCCGGGGCCCATCATGGCAAGCTCTGCTCGAGTCATCGCATCGGCCGTGGCGCGGTCGTATTTCGAATATCGATCCGCCAAAAGGCCGGCATTCAGCCCGTCGGCTCCGCCGAAATTAATCATGTTCTGCGGCGGGATGCCGAAGGGGGACGCCTGGTCGTACCGGGTCTGCTGGACGCGGCCGCCGAGCATCTGCGCCAGGTCATTCGCCGTTCCGGTAGTCGCGTACTGCTGGGAGTTGTAGCCGCCGAGATTCTGCTGGTACTGCGGGGTGAAGTTCGGGGTGCCCGCGGCGTTGTTGAAGCCAGAGGCGCCGGCGCCAGGGTTGACGTAGGGGCCAGTAGGGTTGCCGTAGTTGTCGGCGTCGAAGGAGGTGCCGTTCGGGTTCTGAATCGCGCCACCGGTGGAATCGGCGGGGTTGCCGGAATTGAAGCCCTGGGAGTAGACACCGCCGAGAGGCTGGTTGTTCTGGACGAGAGAGTTGACGTCAAAGGTATTCCCTCCCCCAGAAACCGCCCCTTTGTTCGGGCTGGCAAACTGCGTTCCGACGCCAGAGTTATTGTACTGAAAGTAGGCCATGGTAATCCCTTAGAACAGCAGTCCGGCGATTTTCAGATCCTGGCGGAAGGATTCGAAAGACCCCGTCCGGATCAGCGAATTGGCGATGAGGCCGGCATTGAAAGTCTCTTCAATCCCGTGCCGTTCCGCCAGAATGAGGTTCTGCGGCGGGATGTAAAAGGGGCCGAAGATCTCGGTGGTAATGGCCGTGAACTTGACACCGCGGAACTTGGCGGAGAGAATGTCGACGATCTTTTCCGTCGTCTCATACGTCGCGTACTGAAGCGGGTTATACCCCGGGTGGTTTTCGAAGGCGAAATCCGCCCCTACGGCCGGCGGTTCCCCGTCAATCGTCACCTTCCCCGTCGTTTCGTCGTATTCCAGCCCGAACAAGTTTCTCTTCGCCATATACATCTATTTTAGCAACCGACGGTGGCGGCGCTTTCCAGATAGTTATGGCGCGTTGTAGCTTTGACGTCGCGGCGACGGCGGTACCCAAAGGGCGGAAAGTTACATTCCCAGGAGGAAGTTTTGACCCGTCCAAAAGTTACCTCCGATGGAAAGGGCTTCGGACGGGGCGACGGAAGTATCGCCGAGGTTGAAGCCTTCGTTGTCAGCCATGGCGTTGATGGCGGCCATCGCGTTTCCCAACTGGCCGGAGTAGAAAGTCTGACCGTTGGGATTACGAGTGGCGGCGCCGGCCTTTTCGGAACCGGTCGCGGAGTAGGCGGCCCAGCGGATGACCTCGATCCAGACTTGGAAGTAGAGGTCGTCGAAGGGGAGAAGGGTGGAGGTATAGTTGGACGCGGTGACGAGAGTCGGGCGCTTTTTGTAGATCCCGTCGATTTTGAATCGCGAGGCCCCGAGACCGTTTGGCATCCGGGGGAAGATGCGGAAGGCTGAGACGGACGGCTCGTAGGAAATCGCATGAGGCAGCGATTTCATATGCGTCGGCTCGAGGAACTTCATCACCCGCATGGGGTACCGGGCCGGGGGGACCGACGCCAGGTCTACAAGCTGGGCTTCGCGAAGGCCAAGAAAGTCTGACGGAACAACGACCAACGGGGCGCCGTAATCCTGCGTCCAGGGAGAAAGCCAAAACGGCGGCAGAACTTCAATCGTCTCCCGCCAGTCGAAAGCGTTCCAGATTAGGTTCGTCGCGATGTTGCAGATTACCGCGGCCTTCTGGTCTTCCGTAGTCGCTGGCACCTGGGTCCGGACGAAATTCAGGGCGTCGGCGTAGGTGTAAGTTTGTCCCATCTTACTTCTCCGTCTGCTTCGGGTTCACCAGATCGTTCGGCTCCACCAGCGGCAGTTTTTCATGAATCGCCATCTGCCGGATCCCGTCGCGGAAAGCCCCAAGCTGCCCAGTGTACTGCGCCTGACCATTCGACCCGATAGTCACGCCTCCTGCCCGGCCGTCGTCGCCCCATTGGTAGGCTTTCCACAAAACGCCGGCCTGGAAGACCCAGAACCAATCATCGTCCATAACCAACTGTCCCGCGGTATATTGAGTTTGATTCGTGATATTCGGCGCGACCTTCTTATACCGCAGAATAAACTGTTGGGTCGGCGAAGAAGGTAACGTACCCGGCTTTGGAAACGTCCGATAGGTGTTACTTCCCTGGTAAGAGAGGCGTGATACGTTTCCAACGACTTTGACATCCGACGGGAGTGTCGGCTCGACTTGGAGGTTCCGGAACACATTAGCGCCATCAGAGATAAAGCCATCGAACAGAAAAAGGAAATCTGTTGGAGTGACAATGGTGTAATCCTGCTGGTTTGAAACGAGAGACGTGGCGGGAAGTGAACCAAGCGTCCAGCGCCACGGGGCCGCCATCCAGAGCATTTTGTTGACCTCGTCGAGCAACGCCGGACCGATAGATTCCAGTGGCATCGACTTGAGGTACTGCTTAACGTAGGTAAACGCGTCAGCGGGTTGTCTGGTGGCGGCCATAGTTCTATTGTACCGTCTTAGTGGGGGCCGCCGACCATGTTACCGTCGGGGTAGAGATGCGGCGGGACTTTCTCATCAGGACGCTGCGGCGGGTCGGAGAACTGCTTCCCGCAATATTGGCAGACGTAAGTCACCCAGCCGCGGTGGGTCTTCTGGCCGGCGAGTGCCGTCCCCTGGCCGCGGGGCTTGATATGCGGGCAGCCGTCTTGCTTTCGCTTCTCCTCCTCGTGGACCCGGACCATGTGTTCGGCGTTCGCTCTACGCGCCGCCTCATGGGTCGCTTCAGCTTCCTCTTCCGTCGCGATTTCCTTCCGAAGCCGCTTCGCCAGGAGCCGGGCAAGTTCCTGCATCTCAGGGGACTGGTTACTGCCGCCCATCTGCGTGACCACTTGGGCCATCTTACTTACATCATTCGTCGGATTATTAGCCATTGGGTTTCCTTAGATCAGGGAGAGTTCTTCACCCTTCCCGGTGTGGTGGCGCCATTCCGGCGTCTCGTCTGAGCCGAATTCAACTTCGGCCTGGTTGGTGGTTATTAGCCCGGCCTGGATAAGCCGGACAAGGACAGTCCGCCAGCCGCGGCGGTGTTCTCCCCAGGGGATGAGGATCCGCCGCCAGCCGGGTTTCACGGCATCGGGGTCGGTGGGGAGGTCGGAGCGCGACACGCCGGCGCCGGTGAAGTTCGGGTCCGGGGCGTCGATTTCTTTGAACTTCAGGATGGACCGTTCCGGCAGAAGGGCGTTGGGGTAGACGGCGACGAAGTGTTTACCACGGGCGTCAAGGACAGAGAGGCGTTTATGGGACGGGTTTTCGGCGATAACTTCGAAGTGAAGGTTGGGGTTTAGTTTGAGAAGCCGCCGCTCGAATTCCACCGGAAATAGCGGCCGCCCGAGACGTTCCTGGGCGTTAATCATCCGGTCGACGTGGATGTGGTCTTTTACCTCCCTGGCGCAACCGAGGAGGAATTTTTCGCCGGCTTCGTCGCGTTGGGTCGCGGCGGCTTTGCGGGCAATAGCAGCTTCATCGTTGATTATCATTTTGTTTTTTCAGATCCTGTTCGATTCTAATGACCGATTCTTGGAGATTTCTCATGGAGACTTCAAGTCTCTCTAGGGAGATTTCGATTTTCGTCTGGCGTTCAGCGAGGAAAAGAAGTTTCTGTTTCGACTCGCCGTACGCGGTAGAGACCGAGAAGGTAAGACCGATGAGGGCAACGCCCCAGCCGATGATTTCGGCGATGGAAACTTTCGTTTCAATGAGCTTGTTGAACATAACTTTAGTCCGGCGTCGGAGGCGTTACGCCGGCAGTGGGCACGGTAAGTGTAAGCGACGGGGGCGTGAGTGTCGCGGACGTGACCGAAAAAAGCGTCGAAGGGCCGGCGATTTGCCGCGGCGGGTTGGTGGACTGGTCGTAATACCAGCAGGCGTATTTGGTTTCGGGCGGCGAGATGGACGTGGTGTAAAGGACGCCGACGGAGTTATCGAACTTCCCGTTGATGACGGGAACTTTCATGAACTTCGGGATCCGCTCACCGGGCGCCTGGCCCTGGAGATCAAGTTCCGCCCAGGCCGTTCCGCCGGACGACGGGACCACTAGACCCAAAAGGAGAAAACCGCTGAAAAAAGTACCGTCGCTCCAGGTAATCGTGACACTCTGGTCGAGGGTGGCGGATTGGGGCGGGGCGGGAGTAGGCGGCATTCTTATACCATTGTACAGAAATGGTTAGAGGTCACTTTATGGCGGAATTTCGGGGCCCTAAATGAGCAAAGCGCCCATTGGATTTCAGGTCCAAGAGGGGCGCTTTGGGTTGGTTGATGCTACGCTGGTTAGGCGATAGACGACGTGGCGTCGATGGTCCGATAGCGGTAAACGCCACCGATACCGGCCGGCCCGTCGAGAACCACCGCGGTAAAGATGAAGTTGTACGACACATATGCCGAGATCACGCCTTCCGGATCCGCCACCGAGGCTTCCGGGCGGCCGACCTTGACAGCGAACCGCTGCTTCTTCGGATCGGTGACCTTCGAAGGACCGCGGCCGGCCAGATCCACGCAGCCGATGCCGTCCTTACCGAAGATGTACGAGCGGTAGGTGTTGCCGCTGACGTACACATTCGTCGACTCGACGACCTTGCAGCCGGCGACCGTGGTAACCGTCCCGCGATCTTCGTACTTCACGAGCGGCGAACCCTTGACGTCCGTGTTGTACTTGAAGATGTCCGCGAGGCCCGAAGCGGCCGGATCGTTCACCAGATCATACGAGATGTACGGGTGAAGAACCGCGTAGAAATTCCCATCTTCCATCGGCTGCACGTCAATCGCCTGGAGAGCGTGGCGGGCGTTCCGGAGGTCGGTAACGCGGAAGTACGTACCGAGCAGCGCCTGGTTGGTGCTGGCCGATTCGGCGTCAATCACGTTGCGGGTGATGGTATCGACCGACAGGCCGGCCTGGTAGCCGAGCAGGTCAGCGAAGTTTTCCACCAGCGGGTCGATGGCGGTGTCAGCCAGGAAGTCCGAAACCGTCAAGAAGGCCGTGTACTGCGACACCGTAGCCGAGACGACGCGCGACGTCGGCGAGATGCCCGTGCCAACCGTACCTTCAGCCGACGGGGTCGTGTTCGCGGCGAGGTTGAAATACCGGAACCACTGGACCGTGCGGCCTTCCTGTTTCGGAATCATGTCCGACATGCAGGCGTTGCGGAACAGGAACTTCTTCTGAAGACGGTCAAGCGCCTTCTTCTTGTAGTAAGTTACCTGTACATGCGGCAGCCCGGCAGAAGTGGTTAGGTTACTTGCGGGAGAATAAGCCATGTGTTGTCCTCAGAAGGTAACGGCTTATTGCCGCTTACCAGTTTCAATTATACCGCAGATTAAGATTTACTGAATCCCGCGGTCAGAGAGTTTGTCAAGAAGACGTTTGATTTCGTCCGCAGACATGTCTTCCAGATCGCCTTGGGTCAGGGGGGCCATGGGGGCGTTAGAGCGGCCAGGGGGCGGAGGCGGGGCCAGATAGGGGTTCTGGGTCGCGGCCGGGGCAGCGGGGAGATTGGGGTAATAGTTCGGCTGCGGCGCGGGCTGTCCGTAATTTTGTCCGCCAGGGTACCCCTGGAACTGTTGAGGCTGCTGGGGTTGCGGCTGATTTCCGTTCTGGGCGACCGTACGGAAGTCCGGCAAGGCGCCCTTCTGGACGGCAAAGGCGTAGGCGGCTTCCAGGCCCTGGGGCGTGAAGGGCAGTCCAAGCTGCTGCTGGATGTTTGAAATGGTGTTCGCGACCTGGGGATTTTCCAACGGGATTTCGCGGTGGGAATCGCGGAACTGATAGACAGCAAGCTGCCGGCGGGATTCGGCCGCGGCGACCATGGATTCGCGGATCAGTTCGGCGGGGTTGTCAACCTTGCCGTCGAAGAGAACGTGCGAGAGGGCGTAGTTCGTCGCCTTCCGAGGGTCTTCGTTCATCAGGCGGATGTACTCTTCGTTGTTGAAGCCGGTGTCGTCATCGCCCTTGACCGTCGACCCCTGGGGCTGGGGAGGGGGAACCGCGGCCGCCTGCTGGGCCCGGAGAGCTTCGGCAGTGGCATTCAACTGGGCTTCGAGGTCGGCCTGGTCGCGGAAGGTAACCGGCTGGCCGCCGATGTTCACCGTGATCGGCTGGGGCGCCGGGACCTGGGGCTGGACGGGAAGTTGGGGTTCGCCGCTGCGGGATTCCGCCAGCACTTCGGCTACAGACTGGCGGATGATGTCGTTAATGTCCATTAGTTGTGGATCTCCTGAAATTCATGGTAGCATTTATGAAACCAGCGGCGGCAGGATCGCTTCGAGTTCCGCCGACAGTGATTCCGGTTGATTTTGTACAAGTTTCTTGAACCTTCGTGAAGCTCGCCAGAGGTTCAAGATTTCGGTTTCCTTGTCGGCCGGCGCCGTTTCAAGGCGGTCGAGGAGGATTTGGTCGGCCTCGTCGACGAGTTTAAGGATCGCGTGCCAGCCGGGGTGAGTGGCTAGAGACGCGATCCGCTCCAGTTCATGTTGGGTCATTCAGTGCGTTTGGACTTGGTTTTGACTTCGGCCTTTTTACGCGGCCCTTTGGAGGAGCCGGACGGGCCGGAGAGTTGGGTTTTGGTGGCGGCCGCTTCTTTCTGCTGCCGGAGGGAGACCTGGTGGGACTCTTCCGACTGGCGGAGTTGCTGCTGGTTTCCAAGCATGGCGGTCTGGAGGTCCATGGAGGCCTTGGCCGCGTCGTTCTGCATCCTCATCTGGGACGCCTGTTGGTCGACGGCCATTTTCTGCTGGGCGGTCTGAAGCTGGATGCCGGCTTTCTGCTGTTCCAGTTGGAGTTTGAGGGCGCCGAGTTGCTTTTCTAGCTCCAACTTCTGCTGGTCCATCATCATCTTCATCTCGGCCTGCATCTGCTGAAGCTGCATTTTCTGCTGGGCCTCGGCCATTTTCATCTGGATCTCTTCGGGCGACCCTTGTTTTGCCAGCATCGTCTGCTGAAGATCGCCCTGGATCTTCATGCCCATGATTTCTTTGGCGTTCTGCTGCTTCGCCTGTTCCATCTGCATCTGCGCCTGGACCTGGGGCGGGGGCTGCTGGGCGGCCTGCTGTTCCTGGGGCGTCATGGGACGGATGATGTCGTAGCGGCCTTTGGTACCGGCCGCGTCCTGGAGCATGTCGACGATGGCCTGGAAGTTGACGGTCTGGCCGGCAGACTTGAGGGATTCCATCAGGGGGCCGGAGAGGAGGTACTGAGTAACGAAGGGGAAAATCTGCATGAGATTCGACTTCGCTAACATTTTGCTCGACGCCAGCATCCGAAAATCACATGGCCGCTGGAAAACCCAGCCCTGGACCCATTCGACTTCGCCAGCCAGTTTCGCTGGCATCTGCTCGAAGATCCCGATGTGGAACCCTATCATTTTGTAGAGTTTACGCAGCATGGGGACAAGGAGATAGTCTTCGATGTTTTTCACCAGCGGCTGGAGACGGTTCGCGGCGCCCTGGGACTGGAGCGACATTCCGGTAGCCGTGCGGTTGGCGTTACCCGGCCGCGGCATACCCTGGGCCATGGCGCCAATGCCGGTGCGTTTGTCGGCCGCGTCGAGAAGGAACCCTATGTCGCCCATGACGTTCTGGGTGACGGGCTGGGGTTGGAGGAGCGCGACGGAGTTTTTCAGATCGCCGGAGGTGGAGTTGAAGGTGAATCCGGGGCCCCATTTGCGCTGATTGTTGGTTTGATTGTCACCGCGGGCCTGGACGCGGGGCGGGTGGAGGGAGAGGGAGATTTCGTCGAGATGGCCGTTCAGGAGACCCTCGATCATGCGCTGGTTGCCCTTCTGGACGTCCGGAATACCAGAGCCGTAGAAGCGGCCGGTGTAGATGTAACAAGGGGCAAAAACGCAGGGGATGAAGCCGTAGGGGTTTCGCTGGTTGTAAAGAACGTGCTGCCGGTTCAAGACCCAGATGATCTGGTTCTTGGAGTAATACATCAAGACTTCGATTTTGCGGTCGGCCGGGTTGGGGATCCACTCATGGGCGGACGGGGTGTACTGGACGTAGCGGAGAGCTTCCTGTACCTGGCGGGTGTTGTCGGCCGGCACAATCGGGGCCGTTTTAGCGAAGTACCAGAGGATTTCGTCGGACGGGACGTTCATCCGGGTGTCGCCGCGCAAGGCCGCGATGTCGTCGACGGTCATCATGCGGCGGCGAATAATCGACCGGGCTTCGTCGATATTAGGCGTCGGGGTTGCGGGGTCGACGTAAATGTCGCGGATGTCCACCCAGGATACGGTGGGGCGCTTTTTCGTCGGATCCCAGTCCAGCCACATGCCGCCGTTGCCGTACTTGAGGAGGTCGCGGATTGCTAAACCACATTCGGAGACCGCGGTAAGGCCGTAGTCGTTTTTGGCATGGTCGAGGAAGTACGCCATGGCGCCCTGGACCTTTTTGGCCTCCTCGGCCGGCGTTCCGGGTTCGGCGACGACTTCGAACCAGTCCTCGTCGGAGAACAGTGCCTGCATCAGGGACGGGAACGCAGATTCTACCTGGTCGAAGGAGATCTGGTACGGAAGGTTCGCTCGAGGGATCGTCGTCCCTTCCCAGACTTTCGCCGGCACCAGGCCGGTGTAAAGAGAGTCGGCTTCATTCCACCGGCGGTCGTGGTTATTTGTCCGGAAAACTTCGTAGGCGGAAAACGTCTGGTTAACGATTTGCAACGCCGCGGCGTCACGGAACTGTTCCGGGGAGAGAACAAAGGGTTCGTTCTCGACGTTTACGTCAGGAACTTGAGCCGGCTGGCGTTCGTCAGGCATAATACTATTTTAGTAAACTCCGTGCATTCCGCTAATGTCGCCGACGGGCTCGTCTTCGACCAGGGCTTCCTGTTCCGGGGATAGGATTCCGAGCATTTTTCCAAAGGCGAGGTTCTGTTGCTGGGGGGCAAAACCACGGGCGGATTCGCGGCCGAACCAGGTTTTGTTCTGGAAGAGGTCGGAGATGGAGTCGAGGATGTCGTCGTTTTTGCCGGCGGGGAAGTCTTTCAGTTCCCGTAGGAGATGGTTTTTCGTCTTCTGCCAGTATTCTTCGAACTTGTCCGGATCCATTCCGTTAGGCATTCCGTCTACAAAGATCAGGTCACCGCGGACGTACCAGGGCTGGAGGGTGTTGGCGATTCGTTCAACCTTGGCTTCCTGGTTATCGCGTTTGATGAGGTCGATGGGGAGGAATAGACCGCGGGTGTCCATTTCTCGCCGGAGGGCCGGCATAAGGCCCCGGACGAAGCCGGTTTCTTCGATCTTGATCGCACGGAGGCGGGTGGCGTATTTGCGGCCGAGAGCGATGATTTTGTCGACGAGTTCGGAGGGCAGGAAGCGACCGTGGACAATTTCGACGATGTAGCATTTGCCGTTTGATGACCAGGCGCCGACGGCCATGGAGGTGTAGTCGGAGCGTTTGCCGGTTGTTTCGGCAGTGTCGATGGAGATTTCGTAATGGGAGACGCGGATGTGGTTGATGAAGTCGGCGGGTTTAATCCACTTTGGGTACTGATGGTCAACGGGGAAGAGGGCAATACCGCCCGGCCGCGGATCCTGCTGCTGCTGGGTGGAGTAGCCGAGCGGGTCGTTCAGCTTCATTGTGTAGAGGTGCTTGTTACTGAACCGCTCCGGCCATCGGGATTGGGGGTAGCCGTCGGGCCCGATGATTTCGGGTTTGGTGAGGAAGTCCATGGAGTCGAACTTTTCCTCTTTGCCACCCCAGTCACGCTTGGTTGCGCCGCGGACGAAGATTTTCCATTCTCGAAGTTCCGGTGGCTTTTCCAGTTCCATTTCGATGATACGACCGTAGAGGTCGTCGAAGTGGTACCGGGTACCTTCCACGTCGATGTAATATTGCGGCGCGACGAGGAGGTTCTGGGCGAGGAAGAAGTTCTTCTTGACGGTCTGGAGGCCCTCGCCGTTGATATTACCCGGGTCAACGATGTCGGAGCATTTGATGACGTCGACGTGGATACCGGAAAGGCCGCGTTCGATAGAGGCCGCCATGACGGTGGGCTCTTTGTGCTGGTTTACGCCGCCACGGGGCTTGCCGAAGCGTTTGTCTTCGACAGTGAAAGAGTCGGCCCGGCCCCATTCCCAGACGCGTTTTTGGGGGCAGAGTTCAGGGAAGAGGGCGCGGAAGCGGTCGTTGCCGATGAAGTGCTGCTTGATTTCCGACACCACCATGTTCGCTTTGTCACCGTTCGCCTGCATAATCATGATGGCGATGTCAGGGTAGTTGATGATCCACTGGATGGAGTGGGCGATACAGTTGATGGAGGACTTGAGAAAGCCGCGGGAATCGAGGAGGAGCATCCGGCGCTTGCCGTCGAGGGTGGTGATGTCTTTGTACGGCGTGTATTCCCAGCGGCCGTTTTGCAGGCGGTCGTACTTTGCAAAGTCCTCTTTCGGTGGCAGGGGGAATTGCTGAAGGTGGTTAAGGACCGGCCGATGGACTTCTTCCGAGACGTCCTTCATCCCGAGGATTTGGTTACAGAGGAACTTGAGATCCGTCCGGCACTTCCACCGGGCTTCCAGGATGTCCTGGATGAGTTCCGGCGGCGCCGATTTGAGATTTATCGTACTCATCGAATAGTGACAGGGAGGTCAATGGCCGGCCAGAAGCGGGTCCGGCAGTGATACTTCGGGCCTCTTTTCAATACTCTCACAATGCCCATAAGGCGGTAACGGCCGGCTGTGGCGAGTCGTAAAGCGGCCCCGCGATCCCAATCGGCTTCGGAGGGGTCGAGGCCAGGGTACGGGCCGTCAGCGGCGTCGTAGCAGTGAGAGTGAATCTCGCCGACAACTTCCAGGCCGATTCCAGAAGCGAGGCGGTGGGCGTCTTCTAGCCAGGCGGGTTTGGCGTCGACGTAGTCGGGGTGAAGGTTTTTTAACCGCTCTGGGGGGAAGTACAGGTCTTCGATCTCGATTTCGCCCTTGGTGATAGTCCCGAGGAGAATCGCGTATTCTTCACATGGATACGCCGCCCGGCATTTCTCGTAAAACCGGCGCGAAATTCGCCGCGGAAAAGAGACATTCACCATGTCTCTATCGTACCGCTGCTAAGTGGCTTCGTTCTGCGGCTGGGTGGATGGAGACTGGCGGGTCGTCCGGCATTCCGGCAGGATGGTGTTGAAGCGGTCGAAGCGGGTAATGTAGAGGATCGGCATTTGCGGCTGGACGATGGCGACCGGGGTGTAGAACTGGTCGATGTCAAGCGAGGGGCAGCCGAAGGGCGGTGGGACGTAGACCCAGGAGAGAAAGGGGATCTGGGACGGGTGGATGACCGGCGGGGGGATGGGTTCGGAAAGTGGCTGATACCATTTCGTGACAACAGGCGT